CAGCAGCTTCGTAGAGGGCATAGCAACGCATGTTAAGGGTGACGGTAAGCTACACGTTAGGTTACTGCAACACCGCACTGGTACAGGCAGGTTGTCAGGTGCTGATCCTAACATGCAGAACATGCCTCGTGGTGGTACATTCCCTGTCAAGAAGGTATTCATATCACGCTGGGAAGGTGGGTCAGTTATGGAAGCTGACTTTGCCCAGCTTGAGTTCAGAGTTGCAGCATTCCTATCGCAGGACATAACAGCTATTGACGAGGTAACTACAGGCTTTGATGTACACAGTTACACCGCTAAGGTTATCTCTGATGCAGGTCAACCTATGTCCAGACAGGACGCTAAGGCACACACATTTGCTCCCTTGTACGGAGCCAGTGGCTTTGGCAGATCAAAAGCAGAAGCTGCATACTATCAACAGTTCACCAAGAAGTATCATGGTATTGCCAAGTGGCATGAGTCTTTAGCTAAAGAGGCACTCAACACTAGCAAGATCACAACACCATCTGGACGTGAGTTCTCATTCCCAGATGTTACTAGGCGTAGGTATGGAGGTGTGACATTTTTCACACAGATAAAAAATTATCCTGTACAATCGTTCGCAACCGCTGACATAGTACCTATATCTCTGATATACATAGACAAGTTACTAACAGCAAACAAGCTACGCAGTTGCGTAGTCAACACGGTGCATGATTCAATTGTAATAGATGTGCATCCACAAGAGAAGGACAAAGTATTACAAGTAATATCAGCAGCTAACTGTAAGCTGATTGAGATCATCAATAAACGGTGGGGTATTGATTTCAATATTCCACTGTTATTAGAAGCAAAGATAGGCCCGAATTGGCTTGACACAAAAGACGTAGCATGATATAACTACCGTCTGTTTAAATGAAAAAGGAGACTTACTTATGAGTAACGTAACAACAATCGACACTAACAACTTCGCAACTATGGCTGTAGCAATGGGTATGGGTGCAGACCAACCCAAGGAAAGCAGCAAGGCTAGTACACTAGCACGACTGCGTATCCAACATACCCCACTGATGGGTCAGCAAGAGATTGCTGGTAAGATGAAGAACGTAGAGGTTGTGGCTGGTGGTAGCTACAAGCTAGAGATACCTGATGGGCCTACCTACTATGCAGATAAGGTATCTGTTCGTCCGTTCTTGCAACGGTTCATGTACAAGAAGTTCATCAAGGGTAACGACAATACACCTAACAGGTTTGTCAAAACTGTCATGGCTAATGATCTTAACAGTGACATGAAAGACAATAACGGTGGGTTCAACTGTGGTAAACCTGCAGGGTACATCAAAGATTGGGCTGCATTGCCTGACTCAATGAAAGACCTAATCAAATCTATCAAACGAGTACGTGCTTTGTTTGGTACTGTAGAGATGGTCAATCCTACAGATGAAGGCGGTAGTCCTGTGGACGTGGACACTACCGCATTTATATGGGAGATTGACAATCGTGATGCATTCAAGATCATGGGTGACATGTTCTCCAAGTACAACAAGATGCGTAGGCTACCGCCGCAGCATTACATTGAGCTTGAGTCCAAAGAAGTACCACTACCTAATGGTAGCAGCTTCTACATTCCTACTGCTAGTCTTGATCTTAACAATACGTTAGACATGGACAATGATGCACAGGAAAACTTTGCTAATTTCATAGCGTGGATTGAGAACTACAATACCTACATTCTTAATGCATGGGATGAAAACATGCACAAGAATGAAGAGGTAGACATGAATACGGTGGAAGAGTTTGTGGATATATCTGCAGAGGATTTCGTCTAATGAACCATCCTGCTGAACTGGCGATTAATCAGTATCTAGAGAATGCTACATCAGGGACATCTACTATGTCCAAAGAAACAATCGCTAAGGTTGGTACTGATGTAACAGATGCTATGCAACGTCAGTTCGGTGGGGGCAACAAGCGTGACGAGTTTCGTTTACGTATGTCTAACATAGGTAAGCCTACTTGTCAGCTTTGGTTTCAAAAGAATATGCCAGAGAAAGCATTGCCCAAACCGACAACCTTTGTAATGAACATGTTAATGGGAGATATAGTTGAAGCTGCTTTCAAGGGTATCCTTGATGAGGCAGGTGTAGAATACGAAGAGTCAGAGACTGTGACCTTAGAACTTAGTAATGCTAAGATCAATGGGTCATATGACCTTGTGATGAATGGTGCAGTAGATGACGTTAAGTCTGCAAGCGATTGGTCATACAGGAATAAGTTTGAATCCTTTGAGACACTACGTGCTAGTGATCCCTTTGGATATGTAGGTCAGCTTGCTGGCTACGCTAAGGCATCAGGTAAGAAAGCTGGTGGCTGGTGGGTAGTCAATAAGGCTAACGGTAACATTAAGTATGTTGCTGCTACTGGCATTGACATGGATGAAGAGATTGCTAAGTTAGAGAAGACAGTTGATACTGTTAACGCTAACGAATTTAAGAGGTGCTTTGAGCCTGTACCTGAAACCTTTAGGGGTGTAGCATCAGGTAACAAGATACTAAATAGTAACTGCAAGTTCTGTGACTTTAGGTTTACCTGTTACGAAACTTTAAAAGAGTTACCATCTAAAGTATCTAAGGCAAAGACGCTACCTACTGTGAGCTATGTTACATAAAGGAGAATGGCATGTATGGTAGGCAGTTTGCTAATGCATTGAGGCATGGGTATAGAAGTGGTCTTGAGATAAAGAACAAAGACTTCTTGATTGAGAAAGGTATCAAGGTTAAGTACGAGGAACTCAAGATAGAATGGGAAGACCTCATGTACCGCATCTATACCCCTGACTTTGTACTACCTAATGGTATCATAGTTGAAACTAAAGGCAGGTTTACAGCAGATGACAGACGTAAACATGCGTTTATAAAACTACAGCATCCAAAGCTAGACATTAGGTTTGTGTTTGAAAGTAGTAGGCGTAAGCTGAGTAAGGGTGCTAAGACATCCTATGGTCAGTGGTGTGATAAAAATAAGTTTATGTACCATGACAGGATCATACCTGAAGATTGGTTGTATGAGAAAGGTAAGGACATGCACCCTGATTTAGTGCCGTTCCCCTTGAAGAAAGTGAAGAGGAATTAGTATGTCAGATGATAAAATATTCTTAGACTTTAGCCCTAATGATTACATAATACGTATCAGTCCTTTTGTAGACGAGGACGGTGCATGGACAGGAGAACTACAAGTAGGTAGTTGTACTACAGATGAGAACACACTAAGTGACGAAGACTATGTTAATCTTATGCAACTAACTCATATGTTACTGGCTGCTATACCTGCTATGGAACAAGACGATAGTGTTAGAGAGGCTCTTTACAAACATGCCAAAGGTGTGTTAGAAGATAAAGAAAAAGCTCCCAAGCGTAGACTTGAGAGCATTGATGGTAACGTAATAAATGTAAACTTTAAGTAAGGAGAACACATGATGGATAGTACAATAACATTAAACGGAGAGTCAATTACTATTGGAGACACTACGCTGTCTGACAATGTAAACTCACCTGATCACTACAACTTTGCTGGCATAGAATGCATTGATGCTATTCGTGCAGCTACAGGACAGGATGGTTTCTGCTATTACCTACAGGGTAACATAATGAAATACCTCTGGCGGTATCGTTACAAGAATGGTATTGAGGATTTACAGAAAGCACAGTGGTATCTTAATCAATTGATTGAAGAAGAAGATGCAGGTTAGACTATACATATCCCTTGAGGTGGATGAAGACGAGTACCCCACACCTGCTGATGGGCAAATCGGAAGTGAGATAGAACAATCATTACATGAATACCTCTACGACATAGATGGTATAGACATTAAATCAATTAAAACAATATCGGAGTAAACATATGGATCATAATTATATACCAACAGACTACCAAGGATTTATACACAAGTCACGTTATGCTAGGTGGTTAGACACAGAGAAACGTAGAGAGTCATGGGCTGAAACAGTAGACCGTTACATGGAAAATGTAGTCGGTAATAATGTTGATGAACATACTAAAGATGATATTATGTTTGCCATACTTAATCTAGAGGTCATGCCTAGTATGAGAGCCATGATGACCGCTGGCCCTGCCTTAGAGCGTGACAACACTGCTGGCTACAACTGTAGTTACCTAGCCGTAGATGACCCTAAGTCCTTCGATGAGGCTATGTTCATCTTGTTGTGTGGTACTGGTGTTGGGTTCAGTGTGGAGAGACAGTTCATTAGTAAACTCCCTGAAGTCCCTGAGTTGTTCTACAGTGAGACTACTGTCGTTGTGAAAGATAGTAAAGAGGGTTGGGCTAAGGCGTTCAGACAAGTGCTTGCTCTCCTGTGGGCTGGTGAGATACCCCAATGGGATGTATCTCGCATACGTCCTGCAGGTGCAAGACTAAAGACCTTTGGTGGTAGAGCTAGTGGCCCTGCACCTTTAGTCGATCTGTTTAACTTTGCTATTACTATCTTTAAGAATGCACAAGGACGTAAGCTAAGTAGCATTGAGTGCCATGATCTTATGTGCAAGATTGGTGAGGTAGTTGTAGTGGGCGGTGTACGTAGGTCAGCTATGATTAGTTTGTCTAACCTCAGTGATGACAGGATGCGTCATGCTAAGTCAGGACAATGGTGGGATACAGCATCACACAGAGCATTGGCAAACAATAGTGTTTGTTATACAGAGAAGCCAGATTCAGAAACATTCATGCGTGAGTGGCTGGCATTAGTTGAAAGCAAGTCAGGAGAACGAGGTGTATTCAATAGGAAAGCTAGTCAGAACCAAGCTGCTAAGTATGGTAGGCGTGATCCTAACCACGAGTTCGGAACTAATCCATGCAGCGAAATCATACTTAGGCCGTATCAGTTCTGTAATCTTACAGAGGTTGTGGTACGAGCCACTGACACGCTTGAAGACTTGGAGCGAAAGGTCAGATGCGCCACTATACTTGGGACAATCCAAAGCGCATACACAAAGTTCCCATACTTGCGAAAGGTGTGGCAGCGAAATACAGAAGAAGAACGATTGCTCGGTGTGTCTCTCACAGGGATAATGGATAATCCACTAATGACCACGGCTAACACAAAACTGGAGAAAACACTTGAAACATTACGTGAACATGCTGTTGATACTAATAATACTTGGGCTGTTCGTTTGGGTATTCCAGCCTCGACAGCCATCACCTGTGTTAAACCATCTGGAACAGTCTCCCAACTTGTTGATTCAGCCTCTGGAATCCATGCTAGACATTCAGACTACTATATTAGAACCGTCAGAGGTGACAACAAAGACCCCTTGACTAAGTTCATGGCAGACCAAGGCGTACCTAATGAGCCTGATGTAATGAAGCCTGATGCTACTACAGTGTTCAGCTTCCCTGTTAAGTCACCACACAAGTCAGTGACACGCAATGATCTGTCAGCGATTGAACAGCTACAGACATGGCTAGTGTATCAACGATCATGGTGTGAACACAAGCCAAGCATAACCTGCACTGTACGAGATGATGAGTGGATGTCAGTAGGTGCATTTGTATACGAACACTTTGATGAGATGTCAGGTGTGTCATTTTTGCCACACTCAGATCATACATATCAGCAAGCACCCTATCAAGAGGTTGGCAAACATGATTACAATATGTTATTGTCAGTTATGCCTGATCGAATTGATTGGGCTGGGCTGTCTGAGTACGAGAAAGACGATAACACTGTAGCAATGCAAACTATGGCTTGCTCTGGTGACGTATGCGAAATAGTAGATTTAGTATAAGGAGATAAAAATATGGCTACCGTCACCATAGGTGAAACAGAATACGATACAGATAACTTTACTGAGAAACAAAACAAATTCCTTAGTGAGTTATCCTACTGTAACAAACTACTTACACAACTAAAGTACCAGCTTGCCAGCTTGAATGTTACTAATGACGTTCTGATTGACAAGCTAAAAAAATCACTAGAAACTTAAACAGAATCGGAGTATTCTTATGCAGAAAACAAAATCTTACAGAGAAGGAACAGAAGCAGAGCAAGAGTTTATTGCACTACGAGGTGATAATGTTGTGCGTGAAGCTAACTGGAATGAAAACGTTAACGAACATTGGGATGTCTTAGACAAAGAGTTTGGTAGGGTAGATGTCAAGGCAGCTAAACGTAAGTATCGTAATGGTCCTGTCGATAATACTATTTGGTGGGAATTAAAAACAGTTAAGCGTCCACCCAATAATGAGTCAGCAAAAGGTTGGGGTGTACCTAATGGTATTGACAGGTACATTGCAATTAAAACTGACGAATACTTTTTCTTAGTTAAACCAGAAAGAGTTATTGACAAGATCAATGAAAAATGTAAAGATTACTACAGAGGCGAGTTTGGATTACATACACGTCCTACCAGAGGTGATCTAATGACAATACTACCTTTATCTTTTCTACAAGAACACGCAGAACACAAACTTAAAATAGCATAAGGAGAATACTTATGAAGAACAATACTAAAAGCAGAGCCTCACGTGGCTTGGGTAAATACGATGCACCACTAAGAGTGCAATATCAAATGGGTTACTCATCATTTAAAAATGGTAGTAACCTAACAAGCCCATTCGATAAGGATACGATGCAACATCGTGAATGGGAACGTGGGTTTAACAAAGCCTACTTCGATCAACTTAAAAGGGTGAAGGAGTATGAACGAACTACAGGCAGAAGCAGATCAGTTCCTAAAGGAGAAGTACAGCATGTCTGACTTTAATGCGTATCAAAGGAGTGCATCACGTACTGCAATCTATCCTGACCAGCACAAGATACTATACCCTGCGTTAGGGTTAGCTGGTGAGGCAGGAGAGGTAGCCAACAAGGTCAAGAAACTTATACGTGATGGGCCAGAGAACAGACCTCCAACATGGAGAGAAGACATAGCCAGTGAGATAGGTGATGTGCTTTGGTACTGTGCTGCACTAGCTACTGATCTTAATCTTACCTTGGGTATGATAGCTGCACAGAATGAAAAGAAACTCAGGGCTAGAAAAGATGCAGGTACAATTGGTGGAAGTGGTGACACTAGATAAAAAAAAGAGGGGCTTAATTGCCCCTCGCTTTTGCTTTACCATATTCTAAGAGTGTTTCTAAATCTCTTAAACTACCAAGGTTAGGATTCTCACCTCTAGCCTTTTTAAATTCTTGTATGGCGTATTTTAAATCTACGTTCTTCATCCTGCGTAACTTGTCACTAGCACCTTGTACTGCATTAGAATTTTCAGTACGTGTTATACCTTTTATGTACCCAACCATATCACTTGTATGCTTCTTAGCAGCAATGTAGTATTCTTTAGAACCTTCTTTGTAACCATCCATCTCTACAACATTTTTTACAACATTAACTATTAATGGTAGTCTTTCTCGCAAGGCTGCATTTTCTTTAGCTTGCATTTTTTTGTTACGGTTTCTGCTACCAAGCTCATACGTAGGCTCACCATAGCCAATACTTTTTAAGAACTCTACTTCTTTTGAGTCTGCTTCTTTAAAGTTTAAACCAGCAATTAATCTAGTTCCTACATTTATTCTTTTACTATTGTCTGTATGTAGAAGTTGTCTATTTGGTTGTTCTGCTTCTACACTAGGTGCAATAAATCCTTGTTGATAAAAACCTCGTTTAAACTCTTTACTAAAGGTTTGCCCACCTGTTTGTATACCTTGAGCCTGTTGGATAAGGTCTATGTCTGCTTGCATTTCTTCATCACTTGCATACTTCATATCTAAATCAGATAGTTCGCTTACGTTAAGATAACCAACGTTACCCTCTTTACTAAGTTGTTCAAATAGTGTTTTGTTATTTTTATAGTAGTCTTCCTCCGATCCACTTTTAAACAATGCTTCTGCTTCCTCTAGTCTTTTATTTGCTGCCAATCTCATCTCTGCTTTAGTTATTCTAGGGTCTTTATTAAAGTCTTTGTATTCTGTACCACGAATACCAATAGCTCTTTGTGCATCATTTAACTGACGTAGTGGTATTAGATAAGTACTAGCTAGTTGTCCTGAGAACCTACCTAGTTTTTTAGCAAAGGCTTCTGCATCTGTGGGATCATCTATACCTTTTAGGAAAGCTGCCATCTCATCTATTATTACGTTGCCTTGTCCTGTACGAGCACTAGAACCTAAGAATGTTTCAGCCAAGTTTTTATAAGTAAACTCTGTATCATTCTCCATTGTCATATCAGGATTTGCAAACTCTGTTCCAGTTACACCATCTATTGCACCAAAAGTACCATTGATAGCTGCTGCACCTAGCTTTGCGGCTAAAGCTAATTGCCTTATAGGAAACTGTGGTGTAGTATCTAACTTCTTACCTGTATCAGGGTCTTTAAACTCATAAGATTTATCAGTTGCATACTCTGATTCACTGGCTCTGTACAAACCATACATAGTTGCAAAGCCTACCATATTTCTTGTTATGTCTTCTCTGTCTCTAGTGGTAAGACCCTTACCAAAGTTACCACCAGAAGCCTTACGTATAAGAGGCAATGCTGCACCGCCAGAGTACTGTGCCATTAACTCAAGACCATTAAACATAAACCGTGGGAATGGAACAATAACAGTTAGACCTGATTTAGTTATACCATTTGATATAGTTCTAAATGCTTTCAAGTCTGGTTGTTTAGAATAGGTTACGTCTAATGCTTTCCTAGTTGCATCATCAATTATACTTACAAAAGACCTACCATCTTTAGGACGTAATCCTTCGCCTACATTATCGTTCATAATTTGTTTTATCTTACCTTGATCTAGTGCATCTTGTAAGTCTATACCCCACTCATTTTTAGTAATGCGTTGTAGCTCTGAATAGAAGGTAGCCCTACGTACCATATGGTCCTGCCACCTGTTAGGAGCGTTCAGAGCTTGCACAATGTCTTCTCCCCTAGATAGTATAGCGTCTGCACCTTTGCCTATTGTAGAGGTAGCCTGACCTCTTCCTGCAGCCTGTTGCAGTTCACCAATAGAATCAAACATACGAGAAAACTGTTGAGCAAACTCTGGTCTATCTAAAATGTAGTCAGTAAACTGTTCTGCTGTACCTTGATCTGCAAATATATAACGCAAGTTACGGAAAGAATGTTGCCAGTTACTTCTTTCTACAAGAGATTTCATTCCTGCTCCTGCACCTTTTTGTGAATATGTAAGTAATGCGGTATCCATTACATTACCTAATGACTCCATTGGCGCACGTATACCTGCAGATGTAAGGTTTCTTGCAGCAGTAGCTAGTGAACTAACCATCAAGCCTCTACGGATACCTTCTGGTCTTAGTACAGCAGTTTGCCAGAACTTACGTATTCCTTCTGCTGATGCCTCTGCAGCTTTAGCTTCTGATATTTCTTTAACACTAATAGGTCTTGTTCTTTTCATATGAGATACAGACGCAAGTAATTTACCAGCATCTGAAGCTGACCCTACTACACCTAATATGTAGTCATCGTATGACATACCATACTTTGTTAACATTTTATGTAAGTCTTCTGTTTCTAATAATTTTTTATCGACTGTTAGATCAAATAATTTATCTATCATTCTTACACCACTTGGATTCTTTTTAGGGTGATATAAATTTTTAAAGTATTCAGGGTTAGCTTTCTGTAAGTCTGAAACTATGTTAGTTAAAGCATCCAGTTTATTAGGATTCATCATAGGTATAAGCAAAGGATCATCACCTATTGATATATCATCTAACAGTTTTAAATCTGTACCATCAGGTGCAAGCGCAGCCTCATAGTAATCTGATAGAGTTTCTCTACCAGTATCTCGTGTTTTACCTGTATTAATTTCTAAATTACCTGCATCGTCTACTACGTCAGATATATTTACATCATTACGAAATTCAAATTCTCTTATGAGTTGAGTACGGGTTTCTTTGTTTTCATTTGCAAGGGAACGATTTGCTTCTATTACCTTACGACCTTCTGCAGTTTCGTTAGCAACAGCATTTACAATACGACTATGCTTGCCACCACTACCTACTGTCTTCCACATAAAGTTTACTGCACCTACTATTGGTTTTACTGTAACCTTGGCAACAGATAAATCTAACAGACCAAGCAAAGCATTACCTGTAGCACCACCATATTCACCTTTAGATATATTTTCTTGTATATTCCTATAGTGTATAGGTACTTCTGCTAAAGTAGTAATTGGGTTAAAGACTTGATCAATACCTACAGTGTTTCTTATTTGTGCAAGAGTCATATCACTTTCTATTAAATCATTTGCTAGTTTACGAGTAAAAACATTTTCACTATCTAACATAGCTTGTAAGCTATCAGCTATTCTTCCAGCACGATCTCCTTGTCTACGACTTTCTTGAAAAGTTAACTCATCTATATCTGTTGTCTGTAAATTACCTTGTTCAGGATACTCTTCGTCAAACACTGGTATAAAACTATTTGAATCATCCTCTTCAAAGTTTGTCTGAAATCTTTTTAACAATGCATCTTCTTGTGTTACTACACCGTCTTTATTTATATCATTAGCCATATCCTTATAAAAAGGGTGATCAAAAGATTTATTTAATGTATATAAATCTGACTTTTCTGCAATAAGATTTCGTTCAGCTATCATTTTTGCAGTCTGTGTCATTTCTCCACTGTCATATGCTTTAAGCATATTTTCTTTGTATTCATTTAATTTTTTAACTAATTGTGGATGGTAACTTTTTGTGTCGCTATATTTTATAGCTTGTTCTATAGCAAAATCTTCTCCCATAGTAGCTATGTCAAAGTCAGACAACAATTCTACATTATCTAAAGACAACATTTCTTCTGTTTGTTTTTCTTCTAGTGTAGGTTCTAGCAAAGGTTCTCCAACAGTTATTTCTTCATTACCCTGTGCCATTCTACTAGCAAAACTGCCACTACTTTGTGTAGTATCTGCAGAAGGTACAACTTGACTTGTAGATGGAGTATCTTTAATCTCATCTTCTTTATCTATACCAGCCATTCTTTGAGCAAAAGTACTACCCATTTATTTGTACCTCATTTGTTCAATAGATATATTAGCACCGCCTAAAAATTTATCTTCTCCTACACCTGTGTATATAATAAGTTGATTTGATTGTGTTTCTGTGTTAAAATATATAACTACATCACCTTCTGTTAATGAACCATTCTTTACAGCATCACTTAAACCTTTTTCATCTAAAGCTATATATACTCCACCAGATTTATCTTGTTGTGCTTTAAATTTATTTTGTAATCCGAGTTTTGCTTGATCATTCACAGACAAGTGGCTTGCCTCTGAATCATTGCCAGCTTTAGCGGCATTAAAAGTTTTAAATGCTATTTGTTTTAATTTTTGTTCTGCAATTTCTCTATTATATGCAGCAATATTAAACATATTTTTATCTTCAATAGTTTCATCTTCTGCTTTATTAAAAACATCTACTGCATTCATAGCATCTATTTCAGCAATAAATTGCCTAGACTTATCTCCATATATTCTATCTTCAATTTGATCTTCAAGAGCCATGCTAAACTGTTGGGTTTGCAGTGCTTTCCTTCTAAAATCTCTAATAAGAGTTGTACGAGATACATCAGAATATATACTATCTGTTTTATCTGCGTCTGCTGCTGCTGCTTTTTTAATCCCTGCTAAAGCAGCATCTCTAAGAACAGCATATTCTTCAGCTTTTTTTAAATTATACCTTGGGCTGTTTTCATTAGTAAAATCTGTATAATATGATGAATATGCAGCAAACTGATCATCAAAGTTAGTATATATTTTTACTTCATCAGGTTCTTTTAAACCACCATACATAGCTTCTCTATTAACAAGACTAGGTAAACCACCTGTTGCTGATCCAAACTTTAACGTTGCAGCTTCTACCTCTGCTTTATTAGAACCATCAGGTAAAAGTTTAGGTACTGCAAGAATGTCTGCGTTAATAAAAGACATAGGATTTTTAAAATTCTTTACATAATTATTACCAATATTTAAATATTGCTCTGCATAACCTACACCGTTTTTCATAAACTCTGCAGCTACTTCTGGTGTGTATATTGCACTTAATTTTTCTGCAAGTAATTGAGCTTTTGCATCTTTATCACGTCTTTTATCACCACGAGTTCTACTATTAATAGCGTCTTGCTGTTTATTAAATCGTTTATCCCATGACTCATCTTCACGAGCTTGAGCTTCCTCAGCCTTTACTTTATCTACAATAACATCTGCAAACCCACCTGCAAACGACATAAAATCAAACGACATACTAAGCTCTCCTTGCCATTAATCCTGTAGCAGGTAGCTCACTAGCCTCTGCAGGTTCTTCTTCCATCATAGGCTCTGTGTCCTCTACAGGTGCATCACCTGCAGCTTCCATCTTAGCCTTAACTTTCTTCATAGCTACAGCTATAGTTGAATCTCTAAACTTATCTTCATCAGGGTCTTCTAGTTCTGTACCCATAACATAGTCAACACCTTCTTCATCACCTATATAAGCTAACATCTCCATGATTACTGGTAGTATGAGAACACCTACGTCAATAGTATGCTTACCCATCATAACACCATTACCTTGTAGGGCATTGGCTATAGATGTAAGTGGCACACCTAGTTCCATAGTCTCTGCTATCTGATCACGAAACAGTGGGTTCATTATACGTTCAGCATAGAACTGCATAGCGTCATCTACATTAGTGTACTGTGCAGGTCTTTGCCAAGGATACTGACCTAGTTTACTAGTTAAGCTCTGGCCTGGGATATGTCTTTCAAAGTTAGGCTCTTCCATCATACAGTTTCTTTCTTTGATCACGTACTTGATTAAACATTTCCTGTGCTCTTTCTGCAGGTTCTAATGTTTTCTTTTTTTGCTCAGGTTTTTTACGCATCATACCCATAAGACCAGTGCTAACTGGCTCTACAGGTTTAATGGCAGTTCTGTTCTTCATGTATTTTGCATATGCTGTTCCAGCAGGATTAGTTTGCATTGTATTCTCCTATTATTAACTACCAAGACCAAAGCTACCAAGTATGCCCTTAGACAAATCACTTGTAAGTAATGTTGCGGCAAGATTACCCAATGATTTTGCATTACCTGCATTGCGAGTAGCGGCAGCAGCATTGGCTTCAGCATCTGCATCTAATTGGGCTATGGCATAGTTAGCTGTACGATCTGCTTCTGACTCAGCAGACTTATATGCATTATCCATTTGATCACCGTAATGTTGCCACATATTATCGTATGCTTGGTTCTGAATGTCAAGAGTATTCTTAGCATTAATTTCATTTGCTCTGTTCTGTGCTGCAGTATCTGCAGTTGCTACTTCTCTACGCCATGTAGCATTAGACTGAGCAATCACAAGTTCGTTCTGTGCATTAAACTGGTCAGCAGCATTAGACTGTGCTACATTAAACTGTTCCATAGCGTTGTCTTGTCCAGCATTAAACTGTGATATAGCTGTCTGTTGTGCTTTATTAAACTGATCTACCTGTGTTTTTAAGTTAGCATTAAACTGATCTACTTGCATCTCTGAGGTAGCATTAAACTGTTCAGATGCATTTACAGATGCCTGATCAGACAGTAGTGTTTGCTGTACAGCTTGTGCTTTAAATATAGCTACTTGTTGTTCGTTACTTAGATTAGCTAAGTCAAGCTGCAAGAAGTTTTGTGCGTTAAGAACTTGTGCTTGTTGAGCATTAGACAGATCAGCCATATCTAAAGATGCAAAGTTAGCTGCATTTTGTAATGTAGCTGACTGTGAACTACTGAGTTCTGCCAACCCAATAGATTGCATTAAAGAAGAGTTATGCAGTATCTCTTGTTGATCTGAAGTAAAGTTAAGATTAGCCGCATCAGAATAACGTGCGGCATTACTAATAGCTACTTGTTGATCGTTAGTTAATACTTGACCTTGTAAAGCAGAAGCAAGGTTAGCACTAGTAATATAAGATTGTTGTTTTGCACCAGCATCTGCTAAGTTAGTTTGCAAAGCACCTACATTATCTTGCAATACAGCTTGTTGTTTATTACTTAAATTTATGTTAGCTTGTTCTGCATATCTAGCTGCAGTTACAATATTAGATTGTTGTGTATTGTCTAATACTTTACCTTGAAGTGTAGCTCTAATTGTTGAATTAGCTAATTCAACAGACTGTCTGTTAGATAAGTTAACTTTCTGTAGGTCAAATGCTTGCACACTATTTTGCAAGTTCATCTGTTGTTCGTTACTTAGGTTCTGTAAAGACAAACCTTGTTGTGCAGCAGCGTTAGCAAGTGATACCTTTTGTTGGTTATCTAAATTAGCCATACCCATTGCTGCATACACTTGTGCATCTTGTTGGGCAATAGGTATAGCACTTTCCATAGCGGCCTGTACGATAGCTGCAGCAGCCATAGAAGAATTTCCCATACCACGAGATAGCATAACTGCGTTTGCTGTACGCATAGCCCCTGCAGCCCACGCAGGAGTACCATTATCAAAACTTTTCATAAGCTCAGATAGTTGACCTTGTACAGTTGCTTGTGCTGTAACATCTCCCTGCATAGCTACTGCAAGTGTACCACTAGAAACAGTAAATGCTTCCATTTTTGCAGCTATATATTCTGTAGTTTCCTGCGATAATCCAGCATCAGTTTCTTTTATTGCCTGTACACTTCTCATTATACTGTCTGAGATTTTTGCAGGTGGTGGTAACTCTTTAGGATCAACAGTACGTGTTTGAGCTACAATCTTTTTTAATCTATCCGATACAGAGATACTAGCTTCTATTGCTTTTAAATCTTTACCTTTAACTTCTGCAAGTTGTGAGATTGTAACTTCTAAGTCTGTTGGATTTATGGCTTTTAAAATACGATCTTCATCTACTTTAAGAGATTCATCAGCTTTACTATCATCTCGTAAATCACCTTTCTGTCCTACTACTTCTCGTGTAAGAGTGTCTTGTGTTTGTGCTTCTAACTTTTTTAGTTTTTCTTCTGCTGTATCAGTTATTTCTTTGCCATCATAGGTTTGTTCTGATACAACATCAGGAGCATCAGCATCAAATGATTTAGCTTTTGTAGTAACACCTTGTGCTACACTATCTAATTGACCTGTACCTTCTTCAATAAATTGATTATCTTCTACATTAATTTTATCAGCTATAACTTTAGTGCCTTTATCTTCACTAATAGCAAAGTCAGGATCACCTACTTTTGCAGTATACCTATCTTTAGTTAAATCTTTAACAGTCTTTTGTGTAGATTGATATACAGGAGCAAGGTCAGCTTGTCTTTCCATATCATCTGCAAGTTCTTCTACTTTATTATCTAATAGTTCTTGATAGTATGAGTTAACTTTAATTTCATTACCGTCTTCATCTAGTTGAGGTTTTCCTTCATCATCTAGTAATGTTGTATCAGGGTCTTTCTTTGCTAAAGCAGTTAACCTAGAAACTTCTAATTTTTTTGATTGAATATTTTTTACAGTTTTATTATATTCTTCTTCAATATTTTCTATATCTGTAGTAACGCCTTTTTCACTTTCATCAGTAATGTATTTGCGATATGTATCTTGATTACTTTCAAATGCTTTTTTTGCAGTTGCATATTCTGGATATAATTCTTTAAGTTTAGCATCATCAATAAAAAATTTGTTACCTTTATCTTTGCCATACCTTACGTAACTATCATAAGGTGTTCTGCCACCATTTTCGTATGACTCTCTAACATAAGGGTAAGCATTCATATAGGCTTCAGCATCAAAAATAGTTTCATCCATAACAGGTTCAACTATATCCTCTGGCATTTTAGGTGCGCCTTGTTGAGGATCATATCCAGTAGCATTATTAGCTACCATCCATTCACGCAATTCCTCCATACCTTTAAATGCTGTTTCAAGAGGTCTACCTGTACTATCTTTTAATGTATAAATAATACCATCATCTGTACCAGAATCGTATGATGACAAAGAATAAGAGTTATCTGCTGTATTAAATACAGTTGGATACGTAGTAGTTTTTCTAAACTCTTTACCTTCTGTTACAAGGCTACCATCCATATTTCTTTCATTACCTGCATCATCAAAAAATGTACTGTAGTCTGGTTCTTTATCTTCTACTGGTTGTACAAGTTGTTTGTAATAATCATCTGTTTCTTTTTGAAATGCTTTATATGCAGGATTATTTTGTAATTGTTGACCTAATGCTTCAGCACCTTTAAAATCTTTTGCTGCTACTAAAGCATCTATTTTAGATTTATAATCAGGTATAAAATTATCGGGATTACCTTTTTCTCCAAACTGTTTTTGCATAGCATCAGTAATGCGTTTTTGTTCAGCTATTTGTTCTGTAGTAGGTGGGTACCCTATGTCAATAGGAGCAAGATCAGGTTTAAAAAATGCTTCTTGTCCTGTAGTGTATTTTGTTTCTTTAGCTTTTGCACCTGCAAGTGTATTAATACGGCGTTGTTCTTTTTGTTGTTCTGCCATTTGTTCAGATGTAACTTGTGTAGCTTGAAGTCTAGGATCACCTAAACCTGTTGCAGCTTGTTCTGTTAATTGAGTATCCTTTACTTGTTGATCTGTTGCTGCTGGTCCTAAACTAGCTTGATAGGTAGCACTTTGAGGATTGCCTGTTCCCATTTTCATTGCATTTTGATTAGCTTGATTAAATTTATTCATATCAGATAATTGACCTGAACCAGAAGCAGATACTGTGCTTGCAGATGTAGTTGCATCAGGTCGTGTCTGACTAAAAGTAGGAACTAAACTACCATCACTCTTTCTTAATCTACCTTCTTGATCAAAGTATTGTGAATAGTCAACGTCACCACCATTAGCAAAGTTTTGCACCATGCCACCATTAACCATCTGAAGGGCTTTCTGTTGATACATACCCATCTGTTGCATCTTGTCAGGATTTTGATTTAAGTATTCATTAAACCCCTGCATATCTCCTTGATATCCTAGAGTACCAGCAATACGTTGCATAGCTTCAGGTTTAAATCCTTTGAATTGTTTCATTATCTAGTTCCTATCCATATCAAGCCAAACAAACTACCTATAAATATAAAAAATAAAGTAATACCTGCACTCCATTCTATTATTGTTTGTTGTAACTCTAGTCTTTTGTATTCGTTTTCTTTTTTCTGAACACGTATCTCTGCTTCTATTTTAAGTAACTCTTCCCAATGAGAAGGTCCATACACTACAGAAATAAAATCTTTAAGTTCGGCTCTCATTGAGTCACGTTTTTTCTTGGCAGCAAATATTTCCATTGCCTCTGACTCAACACTACCACCTAATATCTTGAAAATACTAGGTTTTTGATTACGTTTATCTACAAAGTCTATGTCTGACATTGCACCTGCCCACTGAGATAGTTGACCACCCATGTCCTGTAAGTCTTTGCCTACTTGTATACCTTTTTTAAGTGCATTAAATGCTGCTGTTGCACCTGCGATAGCAGTAATGGGATCAATCATACGCAGTGCCTCTTATAGTATTACTCTTCGTTAGCCATCTTTTCTACAGACATACGAATAGCTTTTATGTTTTCATCTATTCTAGCCATAGATACAGCCTGTCCATGCACTGCATCCTCCATACGGCCTAACCTTTGTTGTACCTCTACAATCTTAGAAGCATTAACTTCTATGTCAGAAGTCATTGTACTTACAGTCCAAACGATAGCAGCACCTTGCACAAACAATCCAAATATTAATGTCAATGGTACAGACTTGCTCATGTGCCAGTTATCGTTAGACATGGTTATCCTCCGTTAAGTGTGTCTAAATCATTCCATACTTTAGTAGCATGTGATGCTGCATTAAAGGTAACATCATTACCATCACTGTCTTGATCTTTCCAACCGTTAGCATTAGCAGAGTTTGTTAGGTATGTCTGTAAATCAGACTTGCTACTAAT